ACATTATTTCTGTGCTTTGAGTCTGGTATCCAAGATACCACAAACCTACCCTTTTTGTCAGGGGTCCATATAACCTCAGTATCCTTCTCCCCACCTCTCCAGTGAAAGTAACCCCTAGTTATAACCCTGTCTCTTATTAGTGAGTCATTGTAATCAATCTGCTGGTATATCTTTGTCAGGTTAAATATAGACTGCCTTGACTCGTCCCTGAATGCGTGAGACTCTGTCCTAGGGAACTGCCTGTAGTACTCGTTCAATGCATCTGGATCAGACTTCAGTGAGGCCACCTCATTATTCCAGTATGTTATCACACCGTTATGTATAGGCTCACCATCAACTCCTGTAACCTCAGACTCTGGATCCTCAAAAACTGGCCAACCAAACTCATCTATATATCCCTCATAATTCCATTCCATAGGTATAAACAGGGAATATAAACCACTCTTCGTCTGTCCATTTGCAGACCGAACATTTGGGTCGCTATCCATATATAGCTTCTTAAAGTTACCGCCACCCTTTGATAGTGCGTTTGATGTAGATCCCATCATGCACTTACCTATAATCTTACTACCCAACCTAAGGCATGTCTTTGTAACCCTCCAGTTGTTTAAAATATTTTCAGGCTTCTCCCACTTACCACTCTCGTCATGCACAAGAAGAAGAAGCTTCTCACCGTCATAGCTGTTGTCAGATGTATTCTTCCAGTCTATAGTGGTGTCAAGTCCATCTATATCGTCATCCTTCTCCTCATCCATATTTCTCCTGGTGATCTTGCTGGCAGGAACCCTAAACGCAAGCTCAGTCTTAGGATTGTCCATACCGTCCTGTATGGGCTTGAAGAAAAACGGGTAGTTCCTAACGATAGGAACCACCTTGTCCGTAAACATCTTCTTGGCATCAGATCCTGTCTTTGACAGTATCCCAATCCTTGAATCCCTAACTATCGTACCTGTATTTGTAGCCTCAGAAGAGGACATGAAAGAAAAACCAGAACGCCTGTTCTTTAGGTAGCACATACCAAAACATCTCCTGTCTGCCTTGCATGCCTCCCAGTATATAAAGAATATCCTGTTGGACTCCCTAAAGTCTGGCTGCCCCACATCTATCTTTGTCCATTGCAGGTACATGTAGTGTGTTCCTGTCATATATGTAGGCCTGCCATTATTATTAAACCAGTGCCCGTAATCCCTCTTGTCAAACTCTCCCTCTATGTAGTCCACATACTTTGACTTAAACTTATTATCCTTCCTGTTCCAATCAAATATCGTTCTAACCTTTGAAAGCTCTCTAGGGTATTCATGAGGAACCCATCTATCGTTCTCTGTATCTATATCTTTTGGTGCCTTTGGTATGGCTATCTTTAGACCATTTATGTCATATATGTCGCCTATAGTTCCGTCCTTTGATATTACAATAAGATCGTAATCCTTGTCATAACCGTAGATCCATTTCTTTGCCCTGTTTCTTGCATTTAATGCGTTCTTACTTATATGATCATTCGATATTTTATATAGATTATTTTCCATTCCTAGCTCTACCTTCAGCGAAACCCTGCTTGCCAGCATCTATCTCTTTTACCTCTTCCTTAGTATTCTCTTCGTCCTCTATCTTATGAAGCATAGCCAAAGCATCGTCGAATGCCAGCTTCTTGGCAGATGCAGCGTTCTTCATCTTATCAGCCGTTATATCGTCCTCGGCATGAGTTATTATTGGCTCCTTTAAAACCTTTATAAGCTCATCAATCGCCAACTTAGCGGCCTCTAATATTTCTACCTTTTTAGACATATGTTTCTGTTGTACATTCTATATAGTATCTCATCACCTATCCTAAACTCATACTCACTATCAGGAGTGAATGATATAATGTCTCCACAAGATACGTAATCTATATCATTATTCTTAAATACCAATTCACCCCAAAGTTGCTCCAGTGAACCTACCTGTGTGAACATATGATCCTCAGACTCTATAGGTCTAACGAAACAGAACGGAGAAGGTGCGTTCCACTTACCGTCCCTCATGTAAAGATACACCTGATCAGGCTCAACTATGAACACATTGTCCATCACATAATGCCAGCTACTCTTCTGCTTGCCTTTTATGTCGTAGTAATACCTAAATACGTTGTGATGAACGATAACTATATCTCCCTCTCTAACAGGTCCAGAGTAATATGTAGGTACCGATACAACCTTTGCAAGCCTGTTTGATACCGTGTGATCCTCCTGTGACGAACTTATTATAAATGAGTTGCCATCGTATACACGTATATTGTCATATCTACGTCCAGATACAGGTTCAACTATAAAGCAATATGGAGACTTCACTAGAAATCTATTTTAAACTCTAAAGACATAGGGAGTGTGTTCAAGAACTCCTTCCACATGACAATCTCGTCATCCTTTTTTATCCATATACATACAGAATGATCGTTCTTGATTATTGACTCTATAACATAGCTCCTATTAAGAACCTCCTGACCGACAACATAATGCATACCCTTTGTGTAGTCTGGCCCTATAGATATCTTTCTAATTATATTCACCAGTGTGAAGGTTTATATTCACATCGCCATACTTCTTCTGTATCTCATCCTGGTATGAGGAAAGATCATGTGCACCCATCTCTAGGTTTGCAAGCGTAGTAATCTTTTGATTTTTTAATCTCTCGAAGGTCATCTCTATGTCAGCTATCTGAAACTTGAGATCCCTGTAATTCTTGTTAAGCTCAACCAACTTGTCGAGCTCCTCTTTCTCTAATTTTTTCATTAAATTTTATTTACCAAGTAGCTATGGCAACCCTCTTCCATGTATCTGTAGCCACACATACATAGATATAGTCAGAGTCATATGCCAACTGTCCAGCAGTTCCTGTAGAACTTGCAGATGCTGGTGCCGAGGATGTTATAATAAAATCCTTCAACGACTCTACGGTAAAGTTCTTTGTAGAGTTTGCCGAATCAGAGTCGGTACCTAGCAGTAAGTCAGCCAGTGCTGGTGTCGCAGTTGAATATGAATCTATCTTTGCCATGTCTTATTATTTATACAAATATAATAAATTTATTTTCCTTGGCCCTTGTAAGGCTTCTTATAGTTCACAGAACTCTTCAACCTAGAGTTATTCTTACTGTGTATGCCTGTCCTCTTCTTCTTAGGCTTCCTAAGTGTGTTTGTATTATTCGCCATTCTCTACCTGTTGTATCATTTCAAAATGAATCTTAGCGATCCTATCTCTACCGTCCTCAGTCATCAAATACTTGTGACAGTTGTCGTAGTTTGTCATAAAGAAGTTCTCCGACAGTATAGCAGGCATGCTGGTATGTATAAGAACATAAAAGTTAGCCTCCTTATCTACATCACCGTCTGAGTATGTGTCCTTTCTCATATACTCGCCTGGAAATTCTTTCATTGCCTTATCGAAAAGTATGGTAGCTATACCATCTGACTTAGTCTCTCCAATAGACGTGTATACAGACCATCCATTGGCAGACTCCTTGTCAAACCCATTAGCATGTATGCTTACATATATGCAAGGTTTTTCAGAAGACTTAGCTATACTGTTAGCCTTTGACACCCTGTCTGACAGACTTACATCCTCCTGCGTGTCTACAAGGTTTACGTGATCTATATTGTTTGACTTACATAGGTCGACCAATCTACTTACGATAGACCTATTAAACTCTCCCTCAAATAACTGAGAACCATCAGGCCATACTGGAGACCTCTTTCCAGGTGTCTGATACACACCGTTAATCATACCTCCGTGACCGTTGTCGAAGATCCATAGATACTTTGACTCTGGATTTGGACATACAGGATCTATTGATATATCGTACTTTGTTTTACATTTTGGGCAGGTTACTATCTTTGCCATATTCTAATTATTATTGAAGAAGCTATATAAGCTATAGATATAACTAATATTACCCCATTATCTTGATAAGTCTTTAGCTTCGTTCTTAGCTCTTGTTATGAATTGCCTCAAGCATTGTAACATATTCTTTCCAGTAACATCTTCTACAGACTCGTTTATTGATTTAACCTCAACTACTACACAGAAGAAGGCAATTATTTTTGTCATCACAAGCTCTATGGCTATGAAGTGAGCTATAAGGTCTCCTGCTATAAACTTCTCGACCAAGAAGGTCAATATTATAGCTAAGGAATAAAGTAGAGATTTACTAAGGGTTGCTGAAAGTCTTCTGCTCTTGAATGATATCCACCCATTCTTCTTTACACTCCTCCAGACACCAAAGCAGGTATCTAGAAAGATAGCAAATAGGGCTATATAGATCATAGGAGCTACTGGTGACAATACAGCTATGATAGATGCAGCTGCTATTGATATATATGTTTTCATTCCGTGTATTTCTTTATTAATCTGTACGTGGTATATACTAGAAACAAAGTTAATAAAATAAATAGAATAATCCATAAAGGTTTATTATACCAGTAATTACGCTCGTAGTACTTTACAGGAATCTTCCTCTCCACAAACTTCTCTACAGTTATAGTGTCGCACTTACCCTCTATATACACCTTCTTCTCCCTGTCCACATAAACCTTAACCTCAAGCTGCTCCTTCTCTAAAAACACAGTGTCATAAAGCTCACTAAACTCAACAACTGTATCCACCTCTACACTTGGAACCAAAACCTCTACGGTGTCATGAATAACAACCGTGTCTGTCGTTAAAAGGTATGGATGTTTATCTATGAGCCTAGTAAACCTAGTCTTAGGGCTGCATGAGCACACAAGTATAACTATCGCTATATAGATCTGAATGTGTAATCTCTTTTTATTTGATATCCGCATTTCATGCATTTTTTTTTGTTCTGCATCGTAAACTCAATGCAGTTCGGGCAGTAGCCCTTCTTTATGTTTTTCTTCATCTATTGGTCTGTTCATAAACCATCCATGTGTAATAGATAGTCATAAGTACACCCATAGATTTTAGGTGCACCTCTTGAGTTGTAAATATAAAACAAAATGCTGTAAAAAAGCCTGTGATATAGTATAATATAGCTAATATGTTTTGATGCATTATTCTACAGGTTCTTCTTCTGACCATGCTGGTGTGGCCATCAGCGTAAGGCATTCTTGCCAAGTTAAAATAGATACAGGAGTTACTGTACCTTCTGTTATAAAATGTGGTTCATGATGCTCATCATACTTTATTACAAACTCTGTATCTGCAAGATTATATCTTAAAGCTTCTGCACCTTTTGGATAACATTCTTTAAAGTCTATATTAGCTAAATCTGTAGAATTAACTATTGCGTATTTCCAATCTTGTGGGTATATATGCATATCTTTTTATTTATGTTGGTACATCAGAAACTCTTGCAGATTCTGGGAATGTTAAGTTTGAACCATTATTTCCTCCACTTCCATTATCTGGGAATGACCATAATCCTGTACCAGAATTATATAAAGCATCTTCACCTATTCTCCACCAACCCAAAGGATTTAATGAACTTATGTTATTTGGAATCCCATTATTATATATAGACGTAATATTTTCTTGAGTTAACGCAAAGTTAAAATATGACACTTCATCCATTTTCCCATTTTGGTTACTACCAATCCTAAATTCTGCCGTTGTAACTACATTATTTATTGGTAAATTTGTTAGACCCCCCGTTAAAACATTTGTTCCACCATTAATATGTAATTTCATACCACTTGCATCTTGAGAGCCATCGTAAGTCCAAACAAGATGATGCCAAGTATTATTATTTAATGGAACAAAATTATAACTATTAAAAATGCAATTATTGAGATAACTACCAATTAACATATAAATAATACTACCATTTTGATAAATTCCATAACCATCAGAACTTCCCGTTATTTTAGAAACAAATCTTTGAACACCACTCCCATTTTGTGATTTAACCCAAAAACTAATAGAAAATGGGTCACTACCATCGTCTGCTAAATTTAAAACATTACCCATAATTATTCGGTCACTTATTCCATCAAAAACAAATGACTTGTTATTATATAAAGGAACATCTGAAGAAGGTTGTGTAGGAGGACCTGCTATTCCTATACTTTGTAAATTGTATCCTCCATTTACATCAGCCATAGTCCATTTGCTGCCATCCCATGTAGAGCTTTCTCCGCATCTAAACCAAGTAGTAGGAGGAGGAGTAGCTTGTCCAATTGAATTTAAAGGAAGATTATTAAGATCTCTAGGGAGTCCTTCATTAAATAAAATTCCAAAACTATTTATATAATCTCCACCTGACCATAATGCAAACTCATTTATTAATCCTAAAAATTTACCTTGATA